TCTGTTTTGGCTCGTATTTCTTCATATTTCTATATTACCCACCCTCCAAAGTCGCTCTCGCTACTAGGGTACATATCTCCGTTACTATTACTGTAATACTCAGGAAACTTACTTTGATTAAAACACATATAATCTATAAATCTCCTAGTATAGTGCTGCGCTATGTCTCTTTGTTTCTCTATTAAAAAGTCTACCTCATTCTTACTTACTGTTTCGCTGTTTTCTGAGCCATGCTTATACATTCCTTTATTAGCTATTGTGTAGCTTGCAAAAGGTAAATACTCGACCATTGCCCAGTGAATAAGCATACTTTTAACGTAGTCTAATAATAGGGCTTTATAGTCCGCGTTTCCAACGTCGTCTAAAGTTCCCGCTACTATTAAAGCTTGTATCTTTTCGAGTAAGTCAGTACCTAAGTAATTCTGTATATGCGTGTCCTGTGCTATATTCACAAACTGAATAAATAAGTCTACATCTACGTTGCCATTTAACGCAGTCTTCTTTACTATGTCGTCTCTCGTTATTAAAAGTGCTTTTGCCATTATCCTTTATAGTTTGGGTGGTGTCCGTTATTAGGCATATCTTTAGGAGCTATCTTGCTTTCTGCGCTTCCCCAAGGTTTAGGGCTGTAGCTTTTAGGAATACTAGCAACCTCCTCGGAGCTGCTTAACGCTTTATCCTTGTAATAAGTGCCGTCTGTTTTCTTTTTCAATCGGTATAAATTCTCTTGCCAAAAGTGTCCGCAGTTAACCCCGCCTTTATACTTAAACAAGTCGTACGGCTCTCCCTTGTGTCCGAAAGATTGATTAACGCCCGCTCTACTTGCTTTATCTATATCCTCTAATCTGTACACTACTCCGCTGGCTGTTCTTTGCATCATTTTAGCACAAAAACTTCTACTTTCTGAGCTAGAGTATTTTTCCGCGTATTCGTAGCGTACCTTATAAATAGATTTGTCTAAGTTACTAGAACGTGAAGGCTCACTCTTAATAAAGTCGCTTAACTTTTGTAGTACCGTCTTTTTCTCTTTAATCAACTTGTTAGCCCAAGCCTCTATAGTTTCATTCTCCTCTGAGTATTCTCGGCTATCTACTAGCTCCCAATCTTCGTCTATTGTCTCCCCGTCTAGTACTTCTAAAAGTGCTTCGCCTTGGTCGTCTGTAATTCTACTTAACTGCTGCTCTGCTGCTTGCTCCTCTTCCTGTTCTTTAATTTCTATCTCTTCGAGTAAATTTAATCTTCTAAAGTAAAGGTCTAAAGAAATACCGTTAAACGCTAAAATCTTATCTATAGCATCAATAACTAATTCTTGGAAAGGCTGTATAGTCGCATTGTAAAAATAACGTGCTGCTACTTCAATCTCATCAGCGTTTGAGCTGAAGCCTTGGTTATCGGTAACAATACCTACTAACATAGGGGACGTTACTGTGTGTCCTGTTAAAATCTTTTGCTCGGCTTCTTTGCTTAAGTATTCGTAGTGCTGAGGCGCGTCGTTCAAAGGTATATCGTCAACCGTAGTTTTGCTTTCCGCGTTACTGTTGAAAGCTACTATAACTTTTTGCCCTCTCGAACCTGTAAGCTTGTTTAATACTTTTCTGCTTACCTCCTCTTGTTTCTCTTGGTCAGGCACTCCATTATTAAAGTTAACTACCTTAGTCCCGCTAAAGCCATTCTGTACCTCGTTAATCAAATAGTTGCTTATCTCCTCCTCTAGTATTGCATAAGGTACAGCCGCTAGGTAATCTATTTCTCCGAAGTACTTAACCCCTACAGCGTAATCTTTAATACATAGTATTTCTATCTTTTCTTTTGAAGTACCAAAAGCTGGTATTCTCTTAGGAGCGAATTTTCTAGTATCTTCCCAGTTGTCAGAATAGTAATAGCCTTCTATATCTCCCTCAGCATTACACTTCTCAGGTCTAATTAAGTTAGTAGGTATATGGTAAGCCTTAATAACTTTCGTGTGCTTTTCGTCGTAATGTACTTGAAAGTGTCCAGCTCCTAACATCTTAAGCTCTTTAATAACTTTGCGTAAACATTCAGGGCTAAATATAGAACGCATAGCAGCATATTGCGACGGCTTTCTAGCAGCGTCAATAGCATGAAGCCCACGTCCGTAAATTAAACGCGAAATATTGTTAATTACTGCGCTGTTAGTTGTAGACTTTCTCGAACGGTCTATAAGGAAGTTATAGTAGTCGTTAGCTTCTCCGTATTCTACCCACTCGTTACGGGTGTCCTCTTTTATCTCAGGCTGCTCATAAGCTGCCAAATTAAATATTTTAATATCACTCATAAGTAACGTAGTCGTTAGTGCTGCTATAGCTTGTGTATTCGTTATTATTTACCGAGTAGGTGCTTATACTTTGGTTAGTACAGAATATTTTACCTTTGTAAACTATCTCGCTGCCATTCTTTACCTCTAATGTATAGAAGTTACCTTCTTTTAAATTAAGTACTTCCTCAATTACTAAATAGTATCTATCTACAGTTGGTGTAATTAAATAGGTCTCTGAAACGTCCGTAAGCTCGTTTAATATTACCATGCTATCCGCGACTAATTCACGAGGTACTACTTTAAAAATTTGAGCAGTTCCTGTCTCTTCTAGTATTATCATAACTTATATACGAAAAAGTTTAATTTTGTTCTTTTTATGAATTTAGGCTTGTCTAAAAATAATTTTAATTAAAAATAACTTTACTTCTGTAACCTAGTGTTTATAGGCTTTCTTCGTTTCTTGTTTTTTTAATATCAGTATACTATAGAAAGCACAAAGTGCGTAAATAGCCATTTAAAATGCAAATACTAGCGTTCCAATTTCTTAATCAAAACTATAAATTTCTTGACTATATTTTAATCAAAATAAAAAAAGGGCAACCCGAAAGCTGCCCCTTTATAAACAATTAAACTATGAAAAATTAAGGTGTAGGTGTAACAGTTGTGCCGTCTCCTAACTGAACATTCATTCCTAAATCTGCTAAAGTTTGGTCTGAGCTCGCATCCATAAACAAAGGAGGTAGTTTCTCCATTGCTTGGAAAGTCAAGTTATAACCGCTCATGTCTCCAAAAGCAGCACCTGTAACAATAGAACCTCCGTTAACGTCTGCTCCATGCTCATAACCTACTAAAAAGAAGTTATTGTTATTGTCTCTTACGATAACTTTAGGTCGTCCATACGCTAAAAGTTTTACCTCTTTGTGCGTTCCTAGGTCTTGCTTCTTCAATGCTAAGTTCAAAACTTGGTCAAAGAAAGTAGTACCGTTTTCACGAGAAGAGTTAATAGCACTCTCTAGGCTAGACGTTCCTTTAATCTCGTACTTGTATGCTGTAGGTGTTCCTCCTACTGCTGTAACTTGGCTATCTACGTCAAGCGTAATTTCATCCGCTGGTAAATCATCATAATTGATGAAATAAACCGCGTCTAAACCTCCTACGCTATCTTTACATGGCTCAAGTCTTCCAGCTGTAATATCACATGCCATATTTTCTATTTTTTATAAAAAAGGGCGGGTGTTAACCCACCCCTTAATAAGTTAGTAATTTAATTATTAGTTAGCCGCGTTAACAATTCCGTAAGTAACTACGTCAGCAGCGAAAGCATAGTTTACAGCTGCAGTAAAACGCATAATTACTCTTACGTTTTGTGAACCGTCAAGGTCTGCCATATCCAAAACTTTAACTTCTTGGTGGTCTGAAAGCAAACCAGTTCCAAAATACAAATTGTCAATAGTAGATAAGATAGCAGTATTCGCGCTCATTCCTGGACACATTACAACAGGAACACCGTCAAAGTATAAAGCTCCTCCTGTAGTGTACCACATATTACCTTTACCCTCGAATCCGTTAGAACCAAGACCAGCAGCACCGTATCCACCTAAAGCACGTACATACGCTTTAAATACGTTGTTAGATACGTAAAGTCTTAAGTCTTCACGTCCGTAAAGAGTGTCAGGCATAGCGTCGATAACTAAACCTAATTGAGATACTACGTTTGTAGCATCTACTGTAGTTCCTGTTACTTCTTGAGCAGCTGGTAATTCAGCGTCAAGTGCTAACAAAGTTTCAAAACCGTCAAACTGTCCTGTAGTAGAAGCATCTCCTTGCCAAATAGACAATTCGTTACGTGCAGCGGACTTCTCAGCTACATAAGCAATTAAGAAATCAGCAAAGTTCTTAGGTAAGTTGTCGAAAGCTGAGTAACCCATTTCAATCGCCTCCCAATCTGAGCGAAAATCTGACTTACACAAAGACAGGTTAATTTGTAGGTCACGAGGCTGTAAGATACGCTCTGTAAGAGTCAAAGTAGAAGTAGGGTCGAAATCACAAGAACCGTCTTTAACGATGTCGTTTAGTCCTACTCTTTTAAGTACTTCTTTGTACTTTACGTTTTGCTTAACCGTGATAAGGTTGTTAGCAATTGTTGGCGCTGGTAAAAGCGCAGCAGCTACATACTTGCCAGCAAAGCTGCCCGAATAAGTAGTAGTGATGTTTGTTGTTGTTGGCATTGTTTTTTTTATTTAAAAAATTATTATTTACTAATTAAGTCGTAAACCATAGACTTCAAAGACTGCTCTTTTTTGTTAAAAGAAATCTGCTGTCTAGGTTGTACATTCTCAGGGTTGTGTTGAATAGGCTTAGCCAACTCAACAAATCGCTCAGCGCGACCTTGAACAAAACTTTCTTCTTTTTGTTCTACTTTTTCAGTAGACAACTCAGCTAAAATTTGCGCTTTCAACTCAGCAATTAAAGTAGCTTTCTCTTCCGCTGAAAAGTAAGTTTCTTTAGATACTGACTCCACTACTTTCTTAGCTACAGGTGTAGCAGTTGGCTCTTCGCTTGCAGCTACTTCTTCCATTTCTTTCTCTTCAGCTTCTACCTCAGCAGCTTCCTCTTCCATTTCTTTTTTCTCGAAAGAAGCGATAATACCCTCTTCCTCAATTTTAAGAATCATGTCTTCTGCCATTTCGTACTCGCCAACTGGTAAAGGTATTCTCTCGTCTTCATTAACGATAAATACAGGTTGCCCCGCTTCGAATACCTCAGCCTCTAAAGCTGCTTGTCCGTCCGCTGTCAAAATTTGTTCTAGCTTTACTTCTACGGCTTTCAAACCTATTTTACGAAGTAGCTCGTTTACTTGTTCTTTCATTTTTATTTTATTTATTATTACTATATACGTTTTATTTTCTGTCTGTTATAAATTTAACTAGAAACGCGTGTAATAGTTCGCGTTGTGTCCTCGTTTACAACAGTTGAAGTATTACTTCCTACAGTACTACCTATTCCTTGCGCGCCTATAGTTCCGTCACAGCACTTACGACTATAAGTTTTGCCGTCTTTACATAGGCAACCTCTACGCCCTCCTCTCGGGCTTGTTCTACTCGGTGTACTCATTTAATATAGCTTTTAGTTCTTCGATTATGTCGTTTTCGCTGCTCATCTCTAAAGCTTCTAACCCTTGGTAAATACCCTCAATAGAAAACCCTTTGTAGTCGCCCGCTTTTATTTTCTCCCATTCGTTGTCGTTATATACTTTCATAGTAATAGCCCAACTTCCTACAGGAGCTTTTAAGTTGTATAACGCTGTTTTGTCTTTGTCTGTGTTTTCAACTATCCAACTTTCTATAACTGAAACGCCTGTAACTGGTCGCTCGTGTTCAGAAGTCACGTTATTCAAGTTTAACTTCTTCATAAACAATTCAGCAGTTTTGTAGATAGTCTCTTTTGAGAAATATATGTTAAACTCTTTCTCTTTTATTTTACGATAAATACGCTTCTCAGGTACTAAAGCAAGCCCTGTAACTATGCGCTTCTCATCGTCTACTACTTTCAACTCCATCTTATAACCCGACAAGGCTATAAAGTTCTCCTCAGTAGCTGGGTTTTCTACTAGCGAAACAGCGAATACTCCGTCCTCGTTTTCGTCCTTAATGAATAACTCTACTTCTTGTAATTTCATATCTTATTTACGTTTAAAGTGTACTTTGTTGTATTTTGTTTCTTTCTAGCGACTGAGCCGAGGTAACATCTCCCGCCACTACATACGCTTGTAAAGGTTGCTGTCCTAGTGTCTGTGCTAGTTGGTTAGCACCTGTGTTACCTACCACATTAAAGTTAGCGGGTTGGCTTTGTGATGTTGTTGGTGCGTTTGGTGGTGGTGGTGGCGTACTTCCTCCGCCTTTATATTGCGTGCGTGAAATAGTCGCTATTTGTGCTGCTCCCGTTGCTGCAACAATACCAGCTTTAATAAAGTTAGCTCCCGTTAACGCGTCTTGTGGTACTGCTAGTTGTGCCATAACACCTTGTGCCGTGCTTATAATTGCTTGACCTATGCTGATAGCTTTGTTTACTTCAAAGGCTTTTTTTTGCGCCGCTTCACTCTCTCCAGCAAAGGCAGTTACTAAACCCGCAATCGCACCTAGTGAATCACTAGCTAAAGATAATTTAGCGGCTTGTAACTCTCTTTCTCTTTGTAGTTCTGCTTTTGCTGTTTCTTTTTTCTTATCATCTAACTCTTTATCTACTGCCGCTTTTTCATCTGCATATCTTTTTTGAATATCTAAAATAGCTTGCTGTTGCGCTTCTTCTAACAAGAATGTTTCTTCTCCCGCTAAACGTGCTGCTTCAAGCGTTGCAAAATACTTATCGTTTACCGCGTTTATCTCTTGTTGCTCTTTACTTATTTTTGAGTTTAAATACTCGTCTTCTAACTGGCTTATTTGTGCTAGTAATTCAGCTTGGTCTTGTGCTTGTTTTGCTAATCTTGCTTTTTCGTCTGCAATTTCTTTTTCTCTTTCTGCTTTTTCTTTCTCTCGTGCCGCTTGCTCAGCTGCTTCTTTTTTCTCCTGTGCTTTCTTTCTTATTTCGGCTTGTTTTTCATTTGCCTTTTTTACTGCTTCTGTTTTCTTGTTTTCGGCTGCTGTCGTTTTGGCTACATCGTCAAGTCTTATTTCTTCCGCTAAGGCTCTACGCTCATTATTAGAATCAACTATAATTTTGTTGTTATCTTCTATTTCTTTATTTATTCTATCTAGCTCCTCTTTTGTTAGGTCGCCCATTGCTCGCATTAACTTAGCTTCTGCTATAAGTTGGTCGTTTTTTATTTTTGTTTGTTTTGCAAACTCCTCGGACGCCTTTATTCTTTCTAACCTATTCTTTCTAATAGCTTGAAATATCTCCTCTTCTGACTTACCTTGCGCTTTCATTAAACGCTCTTGAAAACTGTGCTTTTTACCTAGTTCCTCTTTCTCCTTAGCCAGCGCTTTTAGTTTCTTATCCTGTGCTGCTTGTGCTTCTCTGTTACGTGCTAACTGGTTTTTATGTAACGTCTCTTGCTCATCGTCAATAAGTCCTAAGAAACTCATAATGGCTTTAAAGTTCATTATTAACGCAGTAATACCAGCAATCAATAAACCAATAGCAGTTATAATCGCACCTATTGGGTTGGCTTTCATTACAGCATTAAATACTACATTTGCCGCAGTTGCTGCTTTAGTTCTTAACGTGTTAATTAATAACATTGCAGCACTTTCTTTTTGAAAGGTTGTCTGTAGCTGTACTATACCATTAAGCGCACTTTGAGCAGCTTGAAGCTTAACCATTGTCTTTTGTAGGTCTTCGCTTTCTACCCCAATCATACCAAGTGCGCCCTGATATGCAGTAAATCCAGCAAGTACCCCCGTGCCTATTCCTATTGCCCCTTGTAAGTTTTTATTATCGTCTGCAAGTCGTTTGGTTTCGTTTTGTAAATCGACCATTTGGTCTTTTAAAGCCGCTGCCTTCGATAACGCTTCTTTACCTACTGCGCTTTCTCTTCCCGCTTGTAAAGCTATAGTTTGGTAAGCTTGTATCTGTTTGTTTAAGTCTCGAAAGTTCTTAGGGCTAGTTGCTACTGTTTGGTCTAGGTCTTTGAGTTTCTTGTTTACGTCGTCCGTACTCATTAAAATCTCATTAAGAGACTTATTTGTCTTTTTTATCTCCTCAGCAGCCTTGCCCGAAGCTTTAGCAACATCGTTTAACTCCTGTTCTGTTTGGTTTAAACTTTTATTAGCTTGGTCTGAATCGACCTTTAATACTATTGTTTTCTCTATTGCCATGCTTTACGTCTTTTCTCTTGTTTCATTTTGCCCTTAATAGTAGTCTCGAGCTTGTACTTTCCTTTAGCTATGTCCACGTTTTCACTAACCGCGTGCCAGTCGCTCATCTTTAACAATTCTAGTATATGCTTCATTATAAAAATATTTTAAATAACTTCTCCTGTAGTAGAAAGCTGTTATCTTCTTTTAGTAAATAAAATTCTTGTCCTAACTGAGTAATGTAAACATCTTCTTCTATACTTAAATCTCCGTTTTCATCGTAGTAAAAAAATGTAAACTTTGTCGTTGTGTTGTCTCCTGTTGTGTTAGCGGGAAAGTTAAACGAAACATTTTCTTCCTCGTCATATTCTGTAATCTCTAACACGTCATTAATTGCTATTTTAACTATTCCTTTTTTTATTGGCTTAACTGGGAAAACAATATCACCGCCACCAACAAGGATAGGTTTAAAAGGTCTAATAATACGTCCGCGTTTTACTGAGCTATCAGTAATTAAAACAAGTTCTACCTCTCCGTTTGTTAGGTTTACTTTCTGTTCGTTTATTCTATACTTTTTGTCTCTAATTATTAAAGCATCGTTTAACTCTAAATTTTGGAGTAATGGTAAGGGTAAAATAGACTTAATTGTTAGTATCCTCGTTTTATCACTAAACAAGTTAGTTAAGTATTCCTGATAGTATGTTCTGTATAAACTATTCGACTCAGGGTCTAATGTTAAACTGCTAAACTCTTCGTTAAAGTTAATTGTAAACTCATCGTTATTATAAAACGTGTCTTGACCAAATGGTTGGTAGGTAGTGATTAACTCAGGTGAACTACCATCTGTCAAATAAAAAGATACTGACTGCGCTACAGGATACAAATATAGTTGTGTACATTTAGGTATCACTGGCTTATTATCAGTCAAGTCTACAGTCTCTAGCGAATAACCCACTTGTAAATCTTCTCCCGTAAACTTATTAAATAGCAATGTTTCAAAAGGTAAATCAATTT